CGAGAGCCTGCAGTAATATCATCCAAAGAATTAAACGAAACCATAGTCTTGTCATCTTCTCTGTATATATAACCAACAGCATCTGCATTGGCACACGTAATTTGCTTGATCTTACCAGTCAAATCTAGGTCCTTTACAGCAACCTCTTTGCCTTTCTTCTCAAGCATCTTGTCCTTTAGGTGTCCAACTAGTATAACATGGTCTGCTAGTGTATTCAGTCTGTCTATCCATTTCTTGTAGGCTATACGTAAGTATAAGTAGCCAGCGCCATTAGGCAATGATAGGACTGATGCACCAGGGTTCTTCTGTTCAAAAGTTTTACCCATCGGAGTTTGCATATAAATAACTTTTGCTTCAGACTCACACCATTCCTCAAGTTTTGAGATAGTGTCAATAGCAATGTACTTATATGGTCTTCCTTCTTTGATGATTGATTTACCAACCTCAGAAAGTTCTTTCAAGCTGTTGACCTTAATCTTAAGGGCATCAACCATGTCAGAGCCATCCTCCAAGTCAATAATCAAACAATCTTTTAGTTCTGATAATACTGTAGTCTTGCCTATCTTAGGCGCACCATATATTATCATATTCTTAGGCGATTTACGGCTCGCCTTTACCACTTTTTTTGGTAATTCCATAGTTAAAATATATATCTAATAGTGTTCCAAGGTATAATACTCCCATGCAGCTCTATAAACTGCTGTATAAACCTACCCTTGAATTCAAGTTTATATCTAAGGTTTTCGCCACCATATTGTGACTTTTTAGTTTCTTGTATATCCGGTGTCCAAAGAGTTACTTCAGCATTTGGATGCCTTTCTAGATTTACTTTGTGTTTCTTAAAGTTATGTGTAAGGAAGATAACTTCCGCTAGCACTTTATCTTTATGTAACACAGCATTGTCTAGATCTTTGAACAGTTGTGCGTAGTCCTCTAACCAACCATCATATACTATGACAGGGCTAAAGTTTACGTGTACATCATAACCTGCATCTACAAATCTATTGATAGCATTTATCCTATCATGTATCTTTGAGGTGTTAGGCTCGTGTATGTCTGACATCTTCTGCGGCATCAGACTAAATCTAATACGTATCTTACCATCAGGGTTAAATGTCAGTAGCTTGTCATTAACAAACTTAGTAGCAAAGCTTCCCATTGCAACTGGGTGAGTTCTAAAGAAATCAAAGATTCGCTCCCAATTGTGATACTTAGCATGCAATGCAAAGTCTTCATTACAACTAATGTCGTAAGTTGTAAACTCTGCATGCGTTTGGTTAGGCTTCTCTACCGGGGTAAAGTAAGCGTGGTTGTTAACCGTCGTAAGTATGTCGCCTATGTTTGTAGCAATAGTTAGGCCATCAGGTTTATGTCGCTTCATGTAGCAATAACTACAATCATACAAACATCCGTGACCAAAGCTAGGTGTAATAAAATCCGTAGACCTACCAGACTCTCGTATGGTAAATGTCTTTCTAGTAACGTTCTTTATCACTTTCTTTCCTTAATAGTAAATGTAGACATGTCTGCTTCATAGCCAATCATACCAAGTAAACCATCACGGTTCTTTTCTACATGACATGCTAGTAAGCCTTTTGGGTCTTCACCGCAGTACTCAGCTGTAATACCATACAAATCATTAGGCCTGTTTAGTATCATAACAACGTGTGCATCCTGACCAATACTGTCACCACCAAACAAATCTGTTAGTAGTGGTTGATACTGGTTCTTAGCACGATGTTCTTGTTCTATGTTACGGTTAAGTTGTGATAGTAATATGTTTACAGCACCAAGCTTTGACTGCATCCACATACATCCCTTGGATATTGTGTTAAGTCTGCGCAATTCTGTATCCTCATTACCACGTATCAAACGTGAATGGTCAAACAAGTTAATAACTGTGTGTGATGGATGTTGTAGTGCAAGCTCTTCGTTAGTATTCATAATATACTCCATAGTACGAGGTATGTTGTTAAAGTATATAGGATACTTACCATACTTCTGCACTTTAGATGCATAGGTTTTAAAGTCTATGTCAGACAAAGGAGTTTCTATTGATAATAAATCTCCTATTTGTTTTTTAACATCCTTAGATGCTGAACGCATTACCTGTTGGTAACCGGGCATCTCGAATGTCCAATACAATACAATAAGTTTCTTACCTGCGTTAGTGTCAAGTACATCAAAGATTAGTTGATTACTAAATGCTGATTTACCAACACCTGGACGGCCTGCAATAACATACATCTTACCTTTCTGTAGACCACCAAGAAGATTCTTGTTTAGTCTTTTCCATGAGGTAGGTAGCACATCTCTTTGTCCTAGCTTTGCTTGTTTAACAATAGCAATTGATTGATTAACTGCTTTGTCTATCTTCTGAAAGCCCCTGGTTTTAAATACATCAGAGTTTTCTGATGATTCTGTTTTCTGATCCTGTGTCATGTTCGTCTATATTAATGTATTTTTCCCATGTGTGATTGTTTATCCACACTTCCAATTGTTGCATATACTCAAGATTATCTCTGTTCACTCTAAGTTGTACTTGTAGTAACTTCATAATCTTGTCGTGTAAAAAGCGTTTAGTTCCAACCACTTTCTTGTATCTCTCTCTAGACTTATTGTTTGCCTTAGCGTTAGGATCAGCAGCCTTGAGTATTCTGTAACCTCCGTTCTTAATTGATACTTTTAAAGGGTATGCATTTAGAAGCTCTGTAAACATTTGCTCAAAGTCACTAGAGAATAAATCAATAAACTCTTGTCTAATAGTATGCTCACTAATTTTGCTTCCTAGCTTTACAAAACATTTCTTTTGTAGTTTCTCCCAGTCAGGGTTAATACTAAGCTTATCTAAAGTCTTGTAACCTTTTCTATATACTGCGTATAATGCAAGATAATCATCCGCACTTATGTCATTTTCTATGAGTAAATCAATGTCAATTTCTATCTGCATATCTCTATAAATTTACGAAAAATGCGCCTGATTATCAAGGTAACCAGGTCACATTATTCAATGATTTAACACTATTTTTTAGCCATTTCTCTTCTTGACTATCTTTAACGTATAGTATAATTATCTTACCAACTTTACCTTCTTGGAATCTAATAATTCTACCAACACGTTGTATCATAGTCAAACCTTTACTAGTAAGACCGCATATCACAGCCATGGTAGCATCAGCAACATCAAACCCTTGGTTCAAAGCTTTAGTAGAGCACAGCACAGGCTTGTCACCTGATCTGAAATCCTTCAAAGCTTGTTCCTTCTGCTTTTTAGTCTTACCAGAGTGGTACACACTAGAAAATGTTTCTGTAGCATCAGCAAGTTTGTTTGTAAACTCATTGCTACCACCAAATACTAGTATCTTTTCTCCTATGTTCTTAATCACAAGCTTCTGTAGCTCTGCAATCTTACCTTCAGCATGGTCTACTACAGCTTTACGAGCCCTAATAGCTCTGTAAAATTGTGCAGCTGCAGCTTTCTCTTCGTTAGTTGCAGTATGCTTACCTGCTCCCATAATATAGTTAGCTCTATCAAATGCATCAAACTGTCCAAGTGTATACTTTGCGTACACAAATGTATTGTTAGCTTTCTTATACTCTGCTGCTTCAGCATCGCTAAGCTTGATAGGCTTACATATAACCTGGTAAGGTGATACAAGTCCTAAGTTTACACACTCGTCTAGAGATATACTGTAAACAGTAGGCGCTAGATTGTTTAACACTTCGCAATAGTCTATGTCTTCAGGCAATGTTGCTGTCATACATAGTATTCTATTCCAAGTATTATTTTCAAAGAATTTACGGTACTCAGGTGATAGGCCAAGGTGTATCTCATCACACACAACTACGTTATAATGTTTATCAGTCAACTTGTAAGCTGATTGATAACACATAACTTCTATATGTTCTAACATGTCCTCGTAGCCCCACTTAATAAACTCTTGTTTAAACTGTTCTTGTAACTGTTGAGTAGGCACAATAATTAAGGCATTACCTTTACTATCATGCTCATCAATACTATGTGCTACTGCTAGCACACCGCATCTAGATTTACCAAAACCAGTACCCGCAATTATACTACCTGTAAAGCCAGCTTTGGCCCAGGCGTTTAGAGCTTTTCTTTGCTCTTGGTCTTTTGTTTTAATTACACTAGTCATTACTTGCATTTCCATAAGTTTACTGTTCTTTCTGTCGCCGAGTCATAGTAGTCACCTGCGTGTTCCACTAATCCTTTCTCGCGAAGCTCGGATACTCTACCCGTAACTCTATTTATATCCCAATCTAATTTTTTAGCAATCATTCTGTTGGTTGCTTGTCCTAAATCCGTTTTAAGTACTGTAAGCACTTGCGCCTGGCGCTTGCTTATTACGCCGTCATCAAACAGTTGTTGATACGACTCCTTTGATTTTTGATTTACCATTGATTTACTTTTTTAAATATTGATACACTCTAGCTGGAGTTACATTTAATCTTCTAGCTATGTCTTTAACACT